TAAGTATATTCATACTGACCTTTATACGATATAATAATATCATTAGCTAAGGTATCTTCTTTGTTATGAGATGCTAAATAATTTATCAAAGCACGATAGCTGTAATAATTACTCAATGGACTACTCCTTCTTGTCGTTGAACAGAATCTAACTCTAACCTAACTTCTTTTGCCTTTTCAAGTATCTTAATATGATTATCAATACTTGCTTGCAACTGAGCATTACGATCAAGAATAGTGTTAAGACACTTTTCTTTAAGCAACATAAATGTCATAACTGTTTTGTCATGGTCTTTATGCTCTTCAATGTTACTTTCACATAACTCTAGCAAAGTCTCTAAAGACTGTAACAAAAGTTTATCTGCATCAATAGCACACTCAGCTTGATCGCTTTGGGACATTAAGATATTAAATTTTATTAATAGTTCTTTCATTTGCATATCTCCTACAACACTGAACTAGTTTAGCTACAAAAAAAGGATGATGGGTAGTTTAACGTCATACCCAGGACGGAGGGGATTACTTAGCTGTGAAAGCGGCTAACTTGCTAGATAGGCTAGTTAACAACGACTGTTGATCTACCTTTTGCTGTTCAGCAGGGGATAGTCTAGCTTTCTTCTGAAAAGCCTCTTCAGTCGTAGGTAACTCAATGCTATCACGCTGTGCTTGCACCTTAACAGCATCGACTAGCTCTTCAGGCAGTGCGCTGATGTTAGGGTTATTCATTAGCTGCCAGCAATCAGCCTTGGTAGCTCCAATGACTGTCAAGACTTTCTTGAGACAATCCATCGTGGCATTATCTGCTTGCAAGTTAGCAGCTTGCATATCCTCTTTGCTAATAGCTTTGAAGGTCAAGCTAGAACAAAACCTAAGACCAATGGCCGTAAGTAAAGCTTCTGAAGGCCCTGTAGCTTCGTTAGTAGGATTGCTGCTAGAGATATTTTCATTTGTTGTCATGTCGTTTCCTTTTACATTAGACAAGTTTATAGGATACAGAAAGTTTTTTCCTTCTGCGAAGCAGAGGAGGGAAAAAGTTTTAGAAGATTGCCGTGTTCATTTTAGCGATTTAACCGATGAAATTTTTTAGTCAGATAAATCGCAAGGCAATCTTCGTCTGTTTAGTCGTTAGAATGATATTGTTTGTGGAATTAATGACAACAAATGATATAATCTACTAGGCCATTGAGTTTCTTAGGTTTTCTAGTTTGTTTATTGCAAGCATGATAATGCTAGAAAGTCTTGACAGGCTCTGTGTACTAGGAAGAGCTAGTCTTGGTTCTAGACTAAAGAGGCTTTTCTAGACTATCTAGTGTCTATACCTATCTACTAGCTAGGGCTAGGCAGGATGCCATACCCCCCACCAGTATATAGATAGCAATTATAAACATTTTGAAAGACTTTAGGATGTGTACCAGCTAGGCGGGGCTATAAAGCTTTATAGTATGCTGGATTATTATATGCAACCCTGGCTAGGGATTGCTCCAGTATAGAGTTCAAAATAGCATTTGTCAAGATATTTTTAAATATTACTTGACAAAACTAAATAAGGTTCCTATACTTAGCAACATGAACTATTTATCTCAGAAAAATAGAAAAAAAGAACTTACTGAAAAACAACAAACTTTTCTTGACAAAGTAGTTGAAGTAGGGGGTGATCTAAAATTAGCTGCTGAGTTGGCAGGGTATAAGGGAAATCACTATCAAGTTATAAATAGCGTTAAAAATGAACTAGTGGATTTAGCCCAAGACCTATTAGCTCACCATGCACCTAAAGCAGCCATGAAAATGGTAGAAGTATTGGATTCTGATCGTCCTATACCTCAAGCTAATATTAGATTACAAGCAGCACAACAGATCCTAGATCGTGTAGGTGTTACTAAAACTGAAAAGATGACTGTAGATCATAATGTTCAAGGTGGTTTGTTTATACTGCCTACTAAAGATGCAGTAGTAATAGATATGGAAGATATAGAATGAGTGAAATACCTGAAGGATATATCCGTAGAGTTACTTCTACTATTCCTTTTGGGTATGAACTTTCTGATATTCAAGGGTGGTTACAGCCTATTGAAGATCAATTAAATTCATTAACTTTAATATCTAATATGATAGTCAAAGAAGAACTTAGCCTTCGTATGGGGGCAGAGTGGCTAGAATATAAAACGGGAAGACGGATAACGGCTCGTGGTTTACAAAAACATATAGATAATAAATATGGCAGAAGAGCAGAAAGATTGGGAGCTTAATCCCGATAATTATTTAAAAAATGATGATGGTTCTTTTGTTTTAAAGGTAGATGGAACACCTAAAAAGAAAGCAGGAAGACGTAAAGGTACTACATCTCAATATAATTATCATAGTGAGCAAAAAGCTAAGATACAGGCTAGAAGGTCTGTAGCTAAAGATAAAAAAGAAATAAAGAATCTTAAACAAAAAATAGATAGTAAGAAGCACAGATTAAAAACTAAAGAAGAAGTTTTTAAAAAGCTAGATAATCTTAGCGATAATAAGGTTATCGAAGAGGAAACTCTAGAAGAATTACCAAAGTCTGTTCGTGAGCACTTAGATGTCACTGACCAAGATATAGTATTTAAGGCAAATGAAGGGCCTCAAACAGACTTCTTGGCTGCTGGAGAACTAGATGTTCTTTATGGTGGAGCAGCAGGAGGAGGTAAATCTTATGCTATGTTAGTAGATCCTTTAAGATATGCTCACAAAGCAGCACATAGAGCGTTAATACTTAGACGTTCTATGCCAGAATTAAGAGAACTTATTGATAAGTCTAGAGAATTATATCCTAAAGCATTTGCTGGATGTAAATTTAGAGAAGTTGAAAAGCTGTGGAACTTTCCAAGCGGAGCCAAAATAGAGTTTGGTTTCTTAGAAAGAGATGCAGATGTTTACAGATACCAGGGACAAGCTTACTCTTGGATTGGTTTTGACGAGATTACCCACCTGCCTACTGAATTTGGGTGGAATTATTTAGCATCTCGTCTGCGTACTACTGATCCAGAGATTGTCCCTTACTTACGTTGTACAGCTAACCCTGGTGGTGTTGGCTCTACTTGGGTAAAGAAGAGATATATAGATCCTTCTGTACCTAATGAAAGTTTTGTAGGAAAAGACAATTTAAGTAGAAAGTTTATTCCTGCAAGATTAGATGATAATCCTTATCTATCAGTTGATGGTAGATATGAGCAAATGCTGAAAGCATTACCTGAAGTACAACGTAGACAGTTGTTAGAAGGTAATTGGGATATAACAGAAGGAGCTGCTTTTACAGAATTTGATATAGAAGTTCATGTTATTCCTCCTTTTGAAATTCCAATAGGTTGGGAGAGAGTAAAAGGTATTGACTATGGCTATGCGTCTGAAAGTGCTTGTGTTTGGGGTTGTGTTGATCCTACTGATGGTACCCTTATAATTTATAGAGAGTTATATCGTAAAGGACTTACAGGTGAAGACTTAGCTCAAGTTATTACTAATATGGAACTAGAAGATCCTTTTTCTGTTCAAGGTGTACTAGATACAGCAGCATGGAACAGAACAGGTACTACAGGCCCTACAGTTGGAGAAACACTTCAACGAGCAGGGCATAAACTGCGTAGAGCAGATAAAAATAGAATTCAGGGTAAGATTCAAATACATGAATACTTGCGAGTACAACCAAGTGGCAGACCAAAAATACAGATATTTAGTAGTTGCCCTAACTTGATAAGAGAACTTCAAAGTATACCTTTGGATAAATCTAATCCTGAAGATGTCGATACACATGCACCTGATCACGCATATGATGCGTTAAGGTATTTAATTATGTCAAGACCAAAGGTTAATGACATATTTAACCAGTTTAGACACATGCGAATGGAACAGGCTTATACGCCAGTTGATTCAGAATTTGGATATTAGGAGAAACATATGACTAACCCAGTTGTAGATATACGAGATACGGGGCGTAACTCAGCGAAGTCGCTAGACGTTCAAGCCCTTTCAGATAATGTTATTACTTCAGCTACATCAACTACTACAGGCACTATTGCTGTAACGGCTAACGCTACTTATGATGTTAGCTTTACTCAACCTGCTGACACTTCAATCAAAAATCTTATTATGATTGCTAACGGTAACTTGGTTACTGGTGGCTCTTCAGGTGACGATATTGATTTTGACTTAGGAACAGCAGCAGGTGGTGGACAGATTATTGATGAAAAAGCTATTGCGGATGATGGGGGCAGTGCTGTTACTATTACTGCTAACACCCCTTTGTACATTATTGCTAATGGTGTTCCAGCCGCAGCTAACGGCTTTTCTACCATGAGTGGTGGCCCAGCTACTTCAGAAGCAATGACGCTTGCAGGTTCTTTGTATAGTGCTGCTGCACGTACACTGCACATTCGCTTAAAGCCTCTTGCAAGTAACTTAGCGACAGCAGCAACTACTGCTACTTTTTTAATTGAGTTCCAACATCTTGGTGTAACTCCAGACTAGTAAATTATGGCTGAAAATACATTAACATCAAACGAGCTTTACTTTGAAGAAGTAGAGAATGAACAAGGCATAAACCTTACTCTTGAAGAAAACCTGCAAAATAATATTGTAGGTTTAATTCAAGATAGATTTCTTTCTGCTAAAAATGCTAGAGATTTAGATGAGCAACGTTGGCTTACTGCTTATCATAATTATCGTGGATTATATGGTAAGAATGTAAGGTTTCGTGAATCTGAAAAATCTAGAGTATTTGTTAAAGTAACAAAGACTAAAGTGCTTGCAGCATTTGGTCAGCTTGTTGATGTTGTGTTTGGTGCTAATAAATTTCCTATTGGCATTACAGAAACTAAAGTTCCAGAGGGGGTATCTAAGTACGCACATTTAGACACACAGAACCCCGTTCCTGGTTTAGAAACGACCTCTCCTGATGACGCTATCGAAGAAGGTACACCAGAAAATCCTTATGATGTTGGGTTTGAAGGAGATGGTCGTGTTCTAAAACCTGGTGCTACTATAGGTAATGGTAAGTTTGAAAATGTTCCTTTAGAAGTACAAGCTGAAAAACAAGGTATTTTAAAAGAAGGAACACTACCAAGTCCTGAAGTAATAGAAGTCAGCCCTGCTCAGAAAGCAGCAAGGCGTATGGAAAAGCTGATACACGATCAAATTGAAGAATCTAATGGAGCTAGTGAAATTAGAAACTCTTTATTTGAAGCAGCTTTATTTGGAACAGGTGTGGTTAAGGGGCCTTTTAATTTTAATAAAACTCTTAACAGATGGACTGAATCAGAAGATGGTGCTAGGGAATACTCTCCTATTTATGTGAGAGTACCCCGTATAGAATTTGTAAGTATTTGGGATTTCTTTCCAGATCCTAATGCTACAAATATGGCTGAAGCTGAGTACTGTTTTCATAGACATCGAATGAATCGGACTCAGCTTCGTGATCTTAGAAATGTTCCTTACTTTGACAAAGACGCTATACGCGAATGTTTGCAAATGGGGCCTAACTATATAGAAGAAGACTACGAACAAGAACTTAAAGACGATAGCCGTAGCGATGATTATGGTTCTAGTCAGTTTGAAGTCTTAGAGTATTGGGGCATCATGGATGCAGAATACTGTCGCCAAGTAGGTATGGAACTTGATGAAGGAGTTGATGATTTAGATGAAGTCCAAATTAACGCATGGATTTGCAATGGTAAGATGCTTCGGGCAGTGGTTAACCCATTCACGCCCTTTAGAGTACCTTATCACGCTTTTACCTATGAGCGTAATCCCTATAGCTTTTTTGGAATTGGCGTAGCCGAAAACATGGACGATTCGCAAAAGATTATGAACGGTCATGCTCGCATGGCTATTGATAATCTTGCATTGTCAGGATCACTTGTATTTGATGTAGATGAGACTGCCCTTGTAGGTGGTCAAAGCATGGAAATATATCCTGGCAAAGTGTTTCGTCGCCAAGCAGGTGTTCCAGGAACAGCCATTAATGGTTTAAAGTTCCCTAACACCTCCCAAGAAAATATGATGATGTTCGATAAGTTTAGGCAATTAGCAGATGAGCAAACAGGTATTCCTAGTTATTCTCATGGACAAACAGGTGTTCAAAGCATGACTAGGACTGCCTCTGGCATGTCCATGTTACTTGGTGCTGCTTCACTTAATATTAAAACAGTTATTAAAAATCTAGATGACTTTCTTTTAAAGCCTCTTGGAGAAGCTTATTTCCAATGGAATATGCAATTCTTAGAAAGTGAATTAAATGTTGAAGGCGATCTAGAAGTTAAAGCAACAGGAACAAATAGCTTGATGCAAAAAGAAGTACGAAGCCAAAGGCTTACTACTTTCTTGCAGACAGCTTCTAATCCTGCTGTAGCTCCTTTCATTAAAATTAATAAGCTTATTAGTGAACTTGCTTTTAGTTTGGATCTTGATCCAGATGAACTTCTGAATGATCCAGAAGAAGCAGCATTAATGGCTCAGATTATAGGAATGCAAAATGCTGGACAAGCAACTGGCGCGGAAGTTGGCCCCACTGGTCAAGAACAAGCAGGAATGGGAGCCACTGGAGGAGTACCTGAACAGCCTCAAGAACTTGGAGCTACAGGTACTGGTGGGGGCAACATCGGAGTTGGAAATGTACCGCAGCCAGGGGAAGATGAATTTGCTGGGTAGATTACTAGAGTTACCACAAGTAGTAAACGAAGTTTTAGAAAGGAAAGAAGATAATGGCTGAAGTTATGAATCTAGATCCAAGTACAGGTAATCCTGTAGAAAGTAAACGTATTGCTGATGCAAATAAAAGAGCAGAAGAAGCATACATGAAAAAAATGGAATCTTTGTTGGGTCAAGATTTGTATCGTATGGAAGTTTTTACTGCTGAAGAAGAAGAAGAAATGGAAGCTATAAGAGCTTTACAAGAAGCAGAACGAAAGGGTCGAGAAGCTTATGATAGAATGGCTAAACCTGAAGATCGTATTCCTAAAGCAGAAGGTGGTAAGTTTCCTGATCTTACAGGTGATGGTGAAGTAACACAAGCAGATGTTCTTAAAGGCCGTAAAGTCTTTCAGGAAGGTGGCACATTAATGATGCCAGCAGAAGGAATGCCAGTAGATACCTACGATAACATCCCTCCAGATGAGATGGATGAGGCACTAGCTTCACAACTTCCAGATAATCAAATGGAAGATAGTTATATAGATTATATTTTAGATGAATCACTTGATGATTCAGAACAAGAATATTTAGCAGATGCATTACAAAAAGATCCAAGATTAGAAGGTATCTTAGATAAAGTAATGGTAACTGCTTCAGAGTTTTCAGGTGCTGGAGAAGTCGAAGGCCCTGGAACTGGTGTATCAGACTCTATACCTGCTCGTTTGAGTGATGGTGAGTTTGTATTTACCAGAAAAGCGACCGACCAATTAGGCGCAGATAATCTCCAAGTAATGATGGATGATGCTGAACGTGCTTATGATGGCGGTTATCAAATGAAGGCTGAAGGTGGAATGATGGATGAAGAAGATCCTGGCATAAGCAAAACTCAAGAGGAAATTGAAAAGCTTATGATGGGTGCCAACAGAATGCCTAGTCTTCAATAATTTTTACGGCTACCTTGGTAAGACAAGCCCCATTTACTCGACGGAGTTAATAATGGCTACCTTGCAAGACACAAGCCCCGTAGAGGAGATTGAGAAATGTCAGAACCACAATACGAAGAGGAAGTAAGTAACCCATATAATGCACGTAAACCTTGGCATACGCCAGATGAACCTCGTAGAGGTGATGCAGATGGTTTATTTTATCCAGAGCAACAACAGGCTACCCAACAAGATTTGGCCCCTGATGAAGAAGAAGCTCAACCTCGTAAACGAACTAACTATAAAAAAAGATATGATGATCTAAAAAAACATTATGATCATAAGCTAAATGAGTTTAGGCAAAAAGAAGAAGAACTTCGTGCTATGGCTCAGGCAGCACAACCTGCATATCAGCCTCCTAAGTCTGAAGAAGAGTTAGAGACTTTTAGGCAGGAATATCCTGATTTGTATAATACGGTTGAAACTGTTGCACATATGCAAAGTCAACGTCAAGTAGCAGATCTTGAAGCACAACTACAGTCTATGCGGCAACGTGAGTCTGAAGTATTGCGTAGAGAAGCTGAAACTACGTTGAAACAAAGACATCCAGACTTTGAAGATATTAGAGGAAACGATGACTTTCATGCATGGGCAAAAGAACAGCCAGAGCAAATACAGGATTGGATTTATAATAATCCAGATAATGTATCTTTAGCATCAAAAGCTATTGACCTTTATAAGTTAGAAACTGGCGTAGCTCAAACAAAATCGCAGCCCAGACAACGTAGGCAACCACAGGGTAGTGCGGCTGATATGGTATCAACTAAAACTACTTCTGTAGACGCTAAACAGCCTAAAGTTTGGACTGAACGGGAAATTGCTGCTATGTCCCTTGATCAGTTTGATAAATATGAAGATGAAATCAAACAAGCTATGATAGAGGGAAGAGTAGTAGCATAAATTTAATTTGTGTTATTAGGAGTATATTAACATGGCTTTTAACCAATCAGATCAATTTTTTGAACCAAGTACAGATACTAATGCTAACTTTGGTAACTCTGTATCAGGACAAACGAATTCGTTTTTCCTACCTAAAGTTTATTCCAAACAGGTACTAAACTTTTTCCGTAAGTCTTCTGTAGTAGAAGCAATTACTAACACTGACTATGCTGGTGAAATCTCTGCATTCGGTGATAGTGTGCGAATCATCAAAGAGCCAGAAATTACTGTTTATCAGTATGAGCGTGGTGCTGATGTAACTGCTACTAAACTTACTGACCAAGAACTAACCTTGGTTGTTGACGTAGCTAACGCTTTCAAATTCATCGTTGATGATATTGAAACTAACATGTCTCACGTTAACTTCCGTGACGTAGCAACCTCTTCAGCAGCTTACGCATTGCGTGATGCTTTTGATGCAGGTGTTATTGCTGAGATGTTTGCTGGTGTATCGGCTTCTAGCCCTAACCACATTCTTGGTTCTGACAACGCTACTGACCTTGCTGCTGGCACCTTTGATGGTACTGGTAACTTGGACATTGGTTTTGGTTCTAGTGAGCATGATCCTATTGATGTTCTTTCTCACATGGCTCGTTTGCTTGATGAGCAAAACGTACCTGAAGAAGGACGATGGTTCCTTGCTAATCCAGAGTTCTATGAAGTACTTGTACAAAGTTCTTCTAAGCTCTTGTCAGTTGACTACAATGCAGGTCAAGGCTCAATCCGTAACGGTTTGGTAAGCTCTGGCAAGCTTCGTGGTTTTGATATGTACAAGTCAAACAATATTGCTGCAACTACTAATGCTGCTGGCAAGTGCTTGGCTGGTCACATGTCTTCTACGGCTACTGCACAGACTATTACCAACACTGAGGTTCTTCGTGACCCTGACAGCTTTGGTGATATTGTTCGTGGTCTGCATGTATATGGCGCACAGGTACTTCGCTCTGAAGCTCTTGTGTCTGCTTTCTACGGCATCGACTAGTACTGGATGGGGCTGCTTCGGTGGCCCCTTTCCTTTTTGGAGATATTTAACTATGCCTCAAATTGGTTCAGAAGTAAATCCTGTTACGTTTAGAAAAGCTATTGTTGGTAAAGGAAGCAGATTTCGTAAAGGAATGAATCTTTCTCAGTATAAAGATAACTATGATCGTATTTTTAACAAAGGTGAAAATACAACAGAGTATGAAACAGAGATAGAAGCTGCTAGAGAAAAAAGTAAAACATTTTCAATGGAGCAAGATTAATGGATTTTTTTGAAACTGTTAAAAAATTAGAAGAAAAAAAACAAATGTATGATTTTTTTTCACCAAAAATTAATTCAAAACCTAATGTAAACAAAAATAAAAAAATTAAACCTTTAGAGCCTCCTCCTCTTGTAACATATACAAATAATAATAAAAAGTTAAAAAAAATAAATTTTAATAAAGGTGGATATGTTTCTATTCAAGACATGGAAAAAAATTTAAAGTGAATAAAGTTCCAAGAAAGAAAGGGTATGTTCCTAATAAATACACAGGGAGAAGTATGATGATGTATGGTGGTGATATGAAGCGTAAAAAAGCTGCTATGGGTTATTCTGCGATGGATGAAGAAATGGATAACAAAATGAAAAAACAAATGCGTAGTGGCATGATGGGCGGTGGGCGTAAAATGTATGGGCATGGTGGTAAAGCTAAGTCCGACATTTACGCAATGGAAACTGCTTGTAACAGTATGGCTGGCTACAACAAGAGCCTACCTAAAGGACGATGAAAGTTTCAGCACCTAAAGGCTATCACTGGATGAAACAATCTAAAGGTGGTTATAAGTTAATGAAACACACAGGTAAATTTACACCTCACAAAGGTGCCTCTTTAACTGCTAATTTTGATATACAGAAGGTACATAAAAAATAATGGCTACTTATCTTTCATTGACTAACGAAATACTGCGAGAGATGAATGAAGTTGCGTTGACTTCTTCAACTTTTGCAAATGCTATTGGCGTACAGCAGCATGTTAAAGATGTAATTAACAGAGCATATTTTGACATAGTTAATGAAGAACCTCAGTGGCCTTTTTTAGCTACAGCAGAAAGCGGTGCTACTGATCCTATGTATGGAAATGTGTACATTGAAACTGTAGCAGGAACACGCTGGTACGAACTAAAACCAGCTAGTTCTTCACTAACAAGTGACTATGGCTACATTGATTGGGACAACTTTTATTTAACTACAGTGGGTGTGAGTGGAGAATCTGCTCCATATGAAGCACGTAATCTTCGCTTTGTAACTACTGAAGAGTGGAAAGACTTCTATCGTCTAGGTGAAAACTTAGATGATGCTGATACTCAACAGTATGCTGTACCTCGTCGTATAATAAAAAGTCCTGATGGTCGTAAGTTTGGAGTAAGTCCTATTCCTGATAAAGTATATCGTGTATGGTATTTTGCTTTTAACTTACCTACAGCCTTAGATGCTTTTGGTGACGAAACAGTATTCCCAGATGTATACAAAACAGTATTACTAGCTAGGGCTAGATACTATGTGCATCAGTTTAAAGAAGACTCACAAGCAGCAGCATTTGCTCTTGAAGACTACAAGCGTGGACTACGTTTAATGAAACTACACTTAATGGAACCTACTCCCGGTTACTTTAAAGATGATCGTGTGAGGTTTGTGTAGTGTCTCAACCTTGGGGATTTTCATGTAAAGGTGGCTTAAACGTCAACTTAAACCAGCTTGAGATGCTTTCTCAGCCGGGG